TGACTCGAAGCCCTCGATGCTGTCACCGACATTTAGGAAGTAGATAACATCTGGCTTTTCCTTTTTTAGATAGCTGGCAAGGTTGGCTTGCTTCTCTGCGATGCGTTCAATCAGCTCAGGTGTGCCACCTCGAATGTCACCTGCCTTGCCTGTCTGAGTATCTGACCAACAGACAACAACAGCCTTCTCAAGTGTTTCTTTTGGCTTGGCAACTTTGATTCCCTTACGAGTGTTGGCATAAAGGGTTGGCAGGTCAATCTCGACTTCAGAGCGTGTTCTGAAGTTAAATCGCCAGCTCACTAACCAATCGCCACCCTCACGCTGTTGCCATCGGCTAGTTCGTATTGGCCCATAGATCTCTATTTTGGATGGGTCGAAACCTTGCTCGATTAGGAACTCATCAAAGTTAGGTTGGTTGCCGGTAGTCGGTGGTGTTGTTGCCTCACCGATTGTGCCGTCAAACTGCACAGCAGGTCGCCAGTCTTTCGGTGGTGTGACCTTTGGTGCTGGTTCCAAGTTATCTAGCACAACTGCACTCTTTCCTTCTATGAGCAAGAATAGGTTTCTCGCTGATTGGGATTCCCCTAGCTGTTAGTTCTCTAGCTAGTGCTGGTGCTTTCCAAGACTCGTTACTTACAGCATTTACAAGTATTACTTGATCCTTGCTGTCCAACGATTCCAAGATTGACCTTACCTTGCAAGGTGCTTTCCTCTGTGTCGGTGTCATTCCTTCTAGCATTGTTTTCCCTTTCAGTTTCTCTTATCAAGTTTAGGGCTAAGTCCCCGATTTCTGGCTCAAGATAGTGCCACTCAACCTGCATAATTCTTTCCAATAATCTGGCAAGGTTGCGTCTGATTGCTTCTAGTTCGCTTGACCACTCACGCTCATCATCTTTGAGCAGTAAGATAGCGTCAAAGATTTCACGCTCATCGGCGTTCTCAAAGTGTGTCATTTGATTCCCCTAGTAAAGAAGGCTACAACTAAGCTTTTTAGTTGCATCCTCTTGTATGCCCAATGGACTCGAACGATACGCCAGTTGATTGGTTGCTTCTCAGCTCTATGCTTTGCCAATGTCCCTCACCGCCTGAATCACTTCGACTACTCGCTCAAGAGTGTCAATGTCTATGGTGGTGCTTAGGACTGCATCCTTGTGTAGTGAGTAGATCACTTGCTCGCTGAAATACTCAGCCATGTCTTTTGCGCCTTGTTCGTATCCCTTAGCAAAGGCCCTCTCTCTGCCTCTGCGGATGCGTGACGCCCAATCGAATCCAGTCACTTTTCCACCTCACCCAGGATTGCTTTAGCTCTAAACTCGATGTCTTTGGCTGTCTTGATAAGCTCAGCCAGCTCTTTGTTTATCATTGCCAAGCGAGCCTCAAACTCAAGCAGCTTGATGTCTATTTCTTTTGGCCCCATTGTGTTTTCCTTTCGGCTAGGTTTGCTTCCATGTCAATTCGGTACTGACCTTCTATCTCGTCAGCGATGTCTTGAGCCGTGATGGCTACATTCTGCTCTTGGTGGATGCGGATAAAGTCAAGGACTGACTCTCTCTGGTATCTAACGCCAGCCCTAAATCCTTCTGTGTAAAGTGTCTGCATGATTACCTCGATGAGATGTTGTATTCAGGGTCAACATAGATTTCAATGTTGTCCACGATCTCGATAACCCTAGCGATTGCTTTGGTCGGTACTGGGTAGGCAGCCTTGATGAGTTGTAACACCTCGTTTTTCATTAGCATCCTGCCCATGTAGATTCCGTCTGACTTGGCAACACCAAAGTTGTATTGGTGAGGCTGGAAGTCGGTTACTGCGAACTCAATCTCTTGAGGGTTATAGTTAGGCATTTGCTCTCATTTCTTTTAGGGTTTTCTTGATGTGTTGTATTAGCTCAATGCGAGCCTTGGCTTCGTTCTCGGTTGTCGAATCCCTAAATGGTATTCCAACCTGAAGCGTGTATTGGTTCTCTGTCCAACGCTGAGCCTCGACAATAATGCGCTCGGCTATCTCGTGTTCGTTCATCGTCTATCGCTCGTTAGATCGTGGATTGCCCAAAAGAATCCGATTAGCAATCCGGCTAGGCCAAAGGTGTAGCCCCAACCTTGGTGTATCTCTTGTATCTCCAAGCTGAGCCATGTGACTGCTGCCAGAAAGATAATGAAGGTTAACAATGTTTTCACTTTGGAACTCCTATCTGACTCCCCTTGAGTCATACTTAGAGCTTATACCTTTTTGCCCTTTTTCTGGCAATTTTGCCAAATTTAGGTAATTATCGGCGTGTCGGAATAAAGAGCTAGTTAAGGGTTTTGACGCTGATTGTGGCACCTGGCTCAATGCCCTCGGCGTAGAGCTTCCTAGCTGAGATGCGGACTATGCGGCTGTCATCGGTGATTACTGTCCCTGTGAGGCTGTCACCGACTGCCCTGATGAGCTTGTCGAGATCAGGGGAAACGCTTGGGACTGGCCTAGTAACTGTCTTGGGCTTGGGCATATAGAAGTTGACTACCAGTTCACAAGGGTCATCTATGAGAGTCCAGTTATCAGGTAGGGATTCTGTTGCTGCCTCTGCGATTGCCTTACGCCAAGCCTTGTGCTTCGAGCTGTTGACCTGCACGATTCTGCCCTGCATGATGGCGTGAGATCCTTGGCTGGCTGGGTCACCTGTAACGCTAAAGCTTACCTCTGCCATGTAGTTCCCATGCTCCAATTATGGCAGCAAGGGTGTAAAGAATACCGAAGGTTAGCCCCAAGCCACCTAGAACGCTTTTAGTTTGCGTAGAGAGGTTTATCAGTATGCCGGCGGTGATGGCTGGGACTAACCAACGGAGATTACTCAAAAGGGAAGTGGTTCCCTGTGTGTTGGCTCAAAGATTTCCTTGATTGCCGATAGTGGCTCTGCTGGAACTACCTTTGGGTTGTTGATGCTGACCTTGATTGACTGCTTAGCTTCGCCCTCTTTGTTAGTCCAGTTGTCTATCTCTGATGAGTAGAGTCCCTCGACCTGAAGGGTGTCACCGACCTCAAAGGTGGTTGGCTGTGCAAGCCAGACTGTGTAACGCTTGGTGATTGTTTCGCCAGCCTTGCTTTGGAATGATTCTGTTAGCTCAATGCCTTTGCCCTCATAAAAGACTCTGGTGATTGATCCCTTTACCTTGATTATTGCCATCTCTTGTTTCCTTATCTCTTGTTGTTTTACTCTAGTGGTCACCTATGACATGGTTGGGGTTGGTGCAGTCAAGGTGTCCACAAGACCTAGTGCCTGGCAAGACTGGCTTGCCGTCAAATAGTGGGATGGTAAGCGTGAGCTTGTCGAACTCACCCTGCCAAGGGATACACTTCTCTGAGCCATACTTGATGACGAGAGCTTGGTGCATCCGACAGGATTGGCACTTGAGGTCTTTACGCTTACGCTTTTGGGTGTTGACCTTCCAAGTAGAGCCACACCGACAGCACAAAGCAACATTGTCATCCACGCCATAATCTTAGCCGACCACTCTGGAAAGGTGTCCCTCAAACCTTAGTGCGACCTCACCGAGTCCACCATGTCGGTTCTTGGCTACCTTCATTATCATCTGGCTCTTTTGCCACTCAAACTGATCCTCGTCAACCTGCCGTCTGTGAAGCAAGATAACAGCATCGGCGTCCTGCTCGATACCACCTGAATCTCTTAGGTCAGCCATGTCGGGTTCGGAATCTCTGCGCTGCTCAGGGCCTCGGTTGAGCTGGGCTAATGCGATGACCGGCACATTCAAATCCCTAGCTAGGTTCTTGAGTCCGATTGAGATGTCAGTAATCATCTCGTAACGCTTGCGACCCTTCTCGGTGTCCTGAATCAAACCAAGATAGTCAACAACAATAGCCTCTAGTCCGTTGTTACCCTTAACGCTGTTTGCCAAGGCTCGTATCTGCATTAGGTTTTGACCTGACTTGTCATGGATGGCGAGCTGGTGGGATTGAATGTCTTGTCTGACCTTGGCAATCTTTACCCAATCGTGATCCCTGATAGTTCCCTTCTCAATGTTGCCGATGTAGACCTCAGCTTCCATGCTGATTATGCGGTTGTAAAGTTCACTCTTGCCCATCTCAAGGCTGTGAAATGATACAGGGCCACTCTTTGATAGTTCCCAAGCAATCTGCAACCCAACGATTGTCTTACCAACACCAGGTCTTGCACCAATGATGTAAAGCGCACCTGGTCGGAATCCTGCGATGATGTCGTTGAGCAAAGGCCAAGGGCTTTCAGGGTAATGCTTTGGCTTATCTATCTCGTCAAGGTAAGGGATTAGCTCATCGGCAACATAGCTTGGCTTGACTGCCGAGTTACGATCTATGAGGTTGTCAATCTCTTTTTTAGCTGTGTCAAAGACTGTGGCTAAGTCCTCATGCTGAGCCTTGCTGTGAATCATCGTGCCGGCGATAGCTAGTCTGCGCCTTGTGGCTTCCTCGATCACCTTGCTGGCATAGAACTTGACAGAGGCAGCGGTTGGGGTTGCTGTGACTACATCGTGAAGGTAGCTCGATAGCTTTGGTAGAGCTGCACCAACTGTCATCACATCTATCGGCTGGCGATTAGCCTTCATCTCCAGAATCGTTTTGTAGATGCGCTCATTCTGTATGTCATCAAAGTCGCTGGGTGCGAGTGTCAGTTCCTCAAGTGCCTTGCCGTTGGTCAGCAGGACTGATCCGATTACCGACTGCTC